AGAATACGGAATAAAACCAACGAAGTCGTCACCTTCCTCAAGGTATCTGGAATATTCAAAGATTGCGGCTAACATTTGAAAAGGTTTGTCTGCACCTGACCATTGACCCAGACTGTTTTTATAGTCTTTAGCCATGTCCAACAGCACACCCTCATTTTTATCAAACCAAGCCACACGATCTTCAAGAGGTGCTTTGTCGATCTTCTCAAAACCACTACAGTTGGCAATGTGTATTTTCAGCCACCTGATGTTCTGCCCATCAACTACACGACCTCTTTGAAACTGGAAGAGCGACTTAATGTGATCGTCCCTGTGATAGTTAAATGACGGAACCATATTGAAGCGGCCTCTGAAATCACAAGCCCAAGGGATCGTGAACCAATCGTGTACTGCTAGTTCATTAGCAATCTGCAAATCTTGCTTCATGACTGCTTCAGCACCTTTGACACGCCTCTCCGTATTTCTCCATTCACGCTGGTCTTCTTTGATTGCTTTCTTCAGCTCTTGGCACATGGTCATGTGATCTTTGGGTAGCCTTGGAAACTCTGGTTTATCTCTCTTTGGAAACTTACCGAATGACTGCCGTGTCTCCCAGCACCACTCAACTACTTCCAACATCTCTTCGTTGATACAAAGCCTCGTTTCTTGGAGTGCATTTAGGGCTCTAAAGTGCTCTGGAGTTTCACCCTTAAAACTGTGCTCTATGGCCTCAATCTGCTTTACTGAAGCCCCTCTGACCAGCTTCACTAGCTCTGCTAACCGCCAGTCCTTATAGGCTCCTGTGTGGTATCCTTTCCATGGGTTTGGAGTGTCCATAGGAATGGGTTTTAGGAGTGGCTGTGACCATTGCAGATACTCTTTGCTTCTCTCAAGTTCGCGCTGGGCTTCATCAGTAAACGCAAGGCGAGTAATGCTGTTCTTTGGTGTTGTATATTGGGTGTCCTTTTGAAAGACATTACAATACTGAAAGATAGCTGAAAGAACTGGTGCAGAGTTTGCTGTGCGTCTTTTCTTGTGCATCTTCCTGTCTGCCTTGGTCTCAGATATTCCAAAGTATACAGATTTGGTGCCATTCTTGGTTGCTATGTTCCTGAGTGCCTTCAGTCTAACATGTGCTGAAGTATGAGTTTCAGAGACCATCTTAACAATTCTAGCGTTGTTCTTGTTGGCTTCCTCATCCTCACTGTGCAATAGCTCAAGTGCAAGACATTCCCTGTCTATCAGTCCACCGATTTCCTGAGTTACTGAGTTCATAGTGCTGTCTTTGAGAACTGCATTGTAACAGCTTTGGAGGCCAATAAGTGCCAGCTGTCGTGGGTCAAGGTGCATAAGGTCGTTAAGCCACGTTGGGCGGCGGCCTTTGCCTCTTCTAGCTTCCTCTATATCTTTTGTAAGTCCTTCTGCAACCTTGTCCAAGACTTGCTTTAACTGGTTGTATTCTGGTGCTTGCTCAGTGACGTTGTCTGCCTGTTTATACCTGTCGTTCCACTTACTTCTACCATCTTCCTTCATGGTCTCATTATAGGCTTCTGAAATAGGGTTGGCCTGTGTATTATCGTTGCTCATGTTTTGGCTCCCCCTGCTTTGTTGGTTACTACAGGTGGGGCAGTCTCTGGATTACACCAGCTAGACAATCGGATACCGAAGAACCCTTGTTGGTTATTATTCTCGCTTACTTTGTTGTTCATCTTACTTTACTTCCCTTTTTATATTTCCAGTCCAAACAGATCAGTCTGTCTGGCTTGTGGTTCTGCAATAGTTTTGCTTTGCTCTCCTCTCATTAGTTCTGCCATAGACCGAAGGGTCTCTGGTGCTGTCTTTATGTATTTTCGGGTGGTGTTTAGGTCTCGGTGTCCTAAAAACTTTCCGATGATGTCCGTATTATAAGCCCCACTGTTAGCCAGCGTTGTTGCACAAGTATGTCTTGTTGTGTGGAAGGTGTAACGGCTGTCGTCGTTAAGGACTGCCCTTCTCATGTGTTTCCAACCACGATAAAACAACTTGCTGTTCCAATTCTTAGAGACATCAGTTCCTAGTTTCCTGATGGCTCTTAGGGCTTGATCATTGATGGGTACTGTGCGGCTGTCGCCGTTCTTGGTGTCAGCTAAGTAGACTGAATAACCACCAGTTGCATCAATAATTAATGTGCGTTCGTTTATGCTCCTTATCTCACCAATACGCATTCCTGTTTGAATGCCAATGATCAAATAAAACTCTAGGTCTCTGAAGTCAGCACTATCTCGAAAGTAGGACGACATTAAGTCTATTTGAGACTTTGTAAAGTATAAAGGCCGCTTGTTACCTCTAACCTTCCTATACTTAAATTTGGGTACATGGCTAATCAGCTCCTCACAGACAGCATGAGAGAACACTTTGACTATCATAGCCCCATAGTGGTTTATAGTATTATTAGACAACCCCTGCTCCGCGAGACTGTCAAAGAACTTGTGAATATGGCTAGGCTTAAAGTCGCCGATGCCCCTTGTCTCATAATCAGAGAAAGAGGCAAATCGCTCGGCTTTGGTTATGCTTCGGGCTCGGTGTGCTTCTCCGTCCCAAATTAGCTTTGCGTCCATTTGGACTAACTCAAGAAAGGTCATTGGACTTCCTTCCTTGTTGCTGATGTAAATTTATAAGTGCCCTGTGGTGTCCCCTTTGAAACTCGCTGTCCGCTGGGTCTTGCTCGTAAAGCATTAGCGCACTTTCGATACAGTAGATGTCGCCTGATGCTACTGCTTCCCTTGCTGACTGCATTCCTAGCGCATAATCAGCATTCAATTGAATTACTTCACCCATTTGCTTTCCTTTCGTAATGCTCACGAACTGCCATCTCTATTGCTCCAGCTTTGGCTTGCTCCAGTTCCTGTGCTGTTAATTTGTTAGCCATTGCTTGCGCTAGGCTAGATGCAGCTGAACTTTTTTCTACAGTGCTTGCTGTAAGGCTTCTGAACAAAGCTACTTGCAAGGCTTCAACTGCTGTTTCTGCTGTGTAATCAATAATCATTGTAGTAAACCTCCTCGAATACTGACGTCTTTCCGCCAGTGATTTGTGCATAAAGTTTTGCGTGATGTTCAGCTGTTTCCCTGTCGTTGTAGGTGCGAAGGTCAACGCTGTACTTCTCGTCTTCAAGTAAGATGCGGTATCTTTTGCGTTCTTCAGTCATGGTTCATCTCCATGCTGTACCACCCACACCCTTCAACCCAATTAGCCCAACCCTCTTTCCAATCGTCGGCTGTGTATAAAGTCCATTGATCAGAATGACCTAAGTTGATTACATAGAGAACTTCCTCAAGAGACCATTTATATAGTTCATTGGTTCTCAAATCTTTCACTTTAAAAGTTTCCATTGTATTCATTCTTTTGTTCCTTCTTTAGTTCTAGCTTCGCTAGTTTCGTAGCTCCGCTACTTCATGCTTGATTGCATGAGCAAACCCAACGCCTTGACGCTGGGCTAACTGATGTAATCAACTGGCTAGTTCTCGCTGTATCTTTAGACCCTTGAGAAGCATTGCTTCAGCGTCTGCCTTCTGACCCCTTCTCAATCGCTCGTAAGCCCATGAGACCCAATGAGTTCTGCTTGATCTCTCTGGGCTTGGCTGGTTCAGCTGGTGCTGTGGTTGGCTGTGGTGCTTCGTAGCCTAGTTCCTTCAGCTTATTAATCATGACGCTGTGATCATTTAAGAAAGCCAATAGATCAGCTTTGACTGTAGGAACATCAGTCTCAACGAATGCCCCTAGCTTCTTTGCGTCTGCCTGTGTTCCTGACCATTCGCCCTTGGGGCTTGTGTAAAGTCTCATTCGCGTTCTCCTCTTAGCAAGTTTCGATTTGTGCAATGTCAGTGCGGTAGTTTGCTTCCAAGTATTTGCAAACTTTCCGAAATGTATTGTAGATGGTGGCGTCTATATCTGCCGCGATGCCATCGTAGTCTTCATCATCACAGACGATGGAAAAGTTGCTGTCTTCCTCAATCTTCCCATAGCAATAAACCTCGTCTCCATCGGCTCTTTTGTATTTGTAGTCTGGTTGCATTCTTTCGTTCCTTCTGTTGTCGTGGCTAATCCCACTGGATGACCCACGCCGTAGCATGGGTGCACCAGTAGGCTCAGTTGTATGCGTAGAAGGCAACGAAGGGCGTAACCATGATTGCACAAGCCAAGGCAAAGTCTGCCCAGAACTCAGGAGTTGATAAGCGGTTGACTAGGTCTCTCATAACTGCACCTCAACTTTGCTCTCAAGCCGTTCCTTGTGCTTTTGGATTTTGTAGATTTCAGACTGTAGACTGACAATTCTGTCAGATGCTCTTTTGATGCTGTCTGTCTCACTGCGGATTTGCGCAAGAAGGCCATCTATTTCAATGTCTTTAGCTAGATCGCTCATGCTACTTCTCCCACTTGTTCAGCGTGGAAGTTGATTGCCCAGTTGATCAAACGATCATTCAGCTTTTCAAGTGTGTCTAAGCCTAAGTGCTCGACCAGTACCTTCTGTGCATATCCGTAAGAACAAGCCGCATCATGAGCAATATAGCTTGTGAACTCTCTGATGATGAAAGAACGTAGCTTCTTGCGGTTGCCCTCGCATTCCCCAATTCGCTTTAGGTTCTGTCTGTAGTGGCTCTCGCCTAAGTAAGACCCATCGAGCCAGCAAGAGAACATATTGATTGTGTAGTGATCCCCTGCAAGTACGTTGCCTTGTAGGTCTCTGATGATGTTGCTTTTGATTTCATTTGTCATTCTGTAGTTCCTTCTTTGGTTAAGAAGGTACTTGCTGTCTGACTAATCCCTCGGCCTGTTGTTGGCTCTGGTGGTGCGATCTGATCCGCTTTGGTGGAGGGAGTTACAGTCCCCTGCCACACCTTGCGGCCTGTCGCCCATCTTTAGTCTTCGGGCAAATGCCTTCGGTATGCCCAAGGAATATCAAAAGATGCATCCCTCGTCAATGCATATATGGCAATTAATTAACTATAGAATACTTGTGTCACCCTTTAGAACAAACAGACACCAACATACCGACGACAGAGACCACAAAGCCAGACTATATAGGCTTGTGATGGCCTTGGTTGAGCTACAGTCCCTCAGACTTCCCTTGAGTAACTGATGCTCCCAAGGCCAAGACAACTATAGACTACTAAAGACGACCTTCGATCATCCTCTACCAGCAAATCAAAGAAGAGGAACAAGGACAACTAAGGTAACTAAAGACTACTAAAGACAACTAAAGTAACCCTAGATTGATTGTCTATCTTATCGCCAGCTGTTGTTATCCTGATGTTGACCAAGGAAGAATGGTTTCTTCTCGATGTCTTGGTTCTGTCTTGTGATGTCTGCGGTTTCTCTAGTACGTCCCAATCTCTGTAAAACATTCGAAATCTACAGCCAGACAAATTTCACAATCAATGTCTAATGTCATGAGATAGTCTACTACGTTTACCAGCGTATGCTGAGGGATACTTGATCCTTCACCTATGATTATACAGCAATTACAACAGGTTAGCATGGATCGACCCTAGTTTTTTATAGGTTCACAGGATTTTAGACCCCCCGTACACTTAAAATAACATCAATTTCAAAAAGAAGGCTAAAGGTTGTTCTTGTTGTTGTTGTTGTTCGGCCTTCGAAACAAGAGCCATCCCCAGAAACACAATAGTCAGGAACCCCAGATATGGCACTTGAATCAGGAACTTACATCAACAGCCTCAACGCCTCAAACCCAGCCTCCACAGACGGCTTGGCGCAAGCTGATGACCACATCAGACTACTAAAGTCTACCATCAAATCTACGTTGCCCAACGTCACTGGAGCAATCACATCGTCACACACAGAACTCAATGCCCTTACTGGCGTTACAGCGTCTGCATCAGAGATCAATAAGCTAGACGGATTGACTGCTACGACAGCACAGTTGAATGCTATAGCCGCCACTGGTGGCATACCTTCTGGTGGTATCATTATGTGGTCTGGGGCAGTCTCAGCGATACCTAGTGGTTGGGTCTTATGTAATGGCTCCAACAGTACCCCAGACCTTCGTAATCGGTTTGTGGTGGGTGCTGGCTCATCTTATGCAGTCAATGACACTGGTGGTACTGATAGTGTCTCACTGTCTACAGCCAACATACCAGCACACAGTCACAGCTTTAGTGGCTCTGGTACTACCAGCACTATAGGAAACCACACGCACCCTGACGTAGCACAGCCGCATCCTACAGACACTGGACGAGATGGTGACTCTGGTTCTCCAGTGACAGGTCTTAATGAGTTCAACAAACTTGGGAACTCCACAGGAGCCGCTGGTAGCCACAACCACACATTCTCAGTCAGTGGTACAACAGGCAACACTGGTAGCGGAAGTTCACATGAGAACAGACCCCCATACTATGCCCTAGCGTACATAATGAAAACTTAATGGAGTAGTAGCCCATGACTAACCTCCCTATCCGTGGGCTTGGGTCTGTTGGTGTCGTTACAGACATCGACCCATACAGCCTACCCATCAATGCTTATACACGCGCTAAGAACGTCAGGTTCAATGAGGCCAAAGTAACCAGAGCACCCATCTACAGAAGCATCTCAGGCAACCTTACAGTTAGTCCTAAGTTCATCTATGGTGTCAGTGCTCTCTCTGGTTTTGATACAGTATTAGTGGTGGATGATACCTTTGACATCTATGAGATGACTAATGGTGTCCTAGCACAGAAGTTCAACAGTTCACTATCTGCATCGTCTATCACACCTGTGACAGCCTCTATTCTTGCAGATGTCCAATACATCAACAGAGCAAACACAGTGCCAGTACATAGAGTGCCCAGCGCAACTAACTTTACTGCATTGCCTAACTGGCCTTCTGGTGTAACCACGACAGCTATACGTTCATATGGTGACTTCTTACTTGCACTAGGTACTATAGAAAGTGGCGTAGAGTTCCCTAACAGGGTTCGCTTTAGTGACCCCGTGTTAGCTAACCAAGTCCCTAGTACATGGGATGCCTCAGACTTAACCAACAGTGCTGGCTTTAATGACTTAGTGCAAATGAAGACCCCCATAGTTGATGGTGCTACTCTAGGCTCCAACTTCCTTGTCTATTCACAAGACCAAGTGTGGATGATGGAGTTTGTTGGTGGTGCATTCATTTTTAACTTTAGAAAACTCTTTGATGACTCTGGTGTAATCAATCAGCATTGCATCCAAGAGATCGAAGGTAAACACTATGTCTTTGACAGGGATGACATCTATGTAACTGATGGTAACACACGCCAATCAATATGTGACGGAAGAGTCCGAGACTACATCTTCAATGGACTAGATAACTCTAAGACTGAACAATGTTTTGTTTTGCATAACTCAATGCTAGAAGAAGTATACTTCTGTTACCACAGTGGCGATGACATGGCTGAGTATGCAGATGGCGATGCATGTAATCGAGCCGCAGTCTACAACTACAAAGAAGACATCTGGTCATTCTATGATTTACCTAACGTAGTTGCTGGTGCTGAAGCCAACGTAAACACAGCGTCAACCTACGCAGACGCTACGACTACTTATGAAACTGTAGGTGGCTCATACCACTCACAAGAAAGCCCATACCAAAGACATCCACTTGTCCTAGCAAAAGCTGGGGGTGGGGTAGCTAACAGCAAGGTCTATGGTATCGACCTGATTGAAAAAGGTAGTCTATCACAGGCTATAGACACGGCAGTATCTAAGCCGTTCTTTATAGAACGTGTGGGTCTTGATCTTGATGAGCAAGGAATACCACTGACAGGCTACAAAGTTATCTCAAGAATAGCCCCACAGGTATCTACTGACAGTTCTAATGGTCAGTTTAATTTTACTTTTGGAGCTGCCGATACACCTCATGCCACTCCTAACTACGGCAGTGCAGTAACCTTTAATGCTCTTACTGACTACAAAGTTGATGCACGTATGTCTGGCAGATACCTGTCATACAAGCTGGAAACTACAGCTGACAAGGACTTCAACTTCACTGGTATGGATGTTGAGATCACTGTGACTGGTCGGAGGTAACTTATGGCTATCTCAGATAAAATTAATATGCTGGTGTCTGCTTATGTCAGGCGCACAGCACCAACACTCTCTCCAGAGTTCCTTCCCAACTACCTACAGGAAGAACTGAGAGAAATAGAAGCGTCTATAAAATCATTAGCAGACGCAAGTACCCAAGTAACCGATAGAGAACCTACCAACCCAAGAAAGGGCATGGTGCGTTATGCCGTTTACCCTTGGGAACCATTAGGATCAGGCGTATCTAAACTTGTTGTCTACAACGGCACAGCTTGGGTAGCCGTATAAACAAAAGGAATATTATATGTGGGGACAAATAGCAGGGGCTGTCATAGGCGCAGGGGCTAGTTATCTAGGTTCAAAGAAACAGGCAGATGCACAGAATGCGGCTAATGCGGCTAACATGGCTTCGTTCAACCAATACAAACCATACGTGGATGCTAACCTAAAAGGCAGTCAAGGTGCACTGGATGGTGTGTTGAGCACAGGAGCCTACCAAGGTGACACTCTAGCCGCACCTAACCAGTTCCAAACTGGCACTGCAAACACTATGGGCAACTTTGGTACTAACATGATGAACAGTGGTAACGCCATGATGGGCAATACAGCTGGCTTTGGTAACAATGCAAACTCATTGTACGGACAGTATCAAGGTATGGCAGATGCGGCACAGCAAGACCGACTTAGTAATGCTATGAACTACGCATCAGCAAACTCAGGCTCTCTAGTAGATGCCGCAATGCGTGATGATCGTCGTAACCTACAAGAGAACACTTTGACTGGCATAGACATGGCGGCAATGGGCTCTGGCAACATGAACTCTAGTCGCGCTGGTGTAGCGGAAGCAGTAGCTAACCGAGCATATGACGACAGACGTGCCGATGTAGCTACAAACATCCAGAATAGTCTTATAGATCGCAGTCTAAACCAACAGGCACAACAGTTCCGTGACCAAGGCTCTGCATTGCAGGGTGCTGGACAAGCAAACACAAACCTCATGAGTGCTTATGGTATGGGCATGGATACATTAGGAACAGGTGCTAACTTTGGTATGAACGCTGGTAACTCCTTACAAGGATTCAATCAAGCACAGCTGAATGACCAGAAGAAAAGATTTGAAGACCAACGTGACTTTGAACTTGAGAAGCGTATGCAGTATCAGTCTGGTATGTTGGGCAAGGCTCCAGATACTAACAACACATACCAAGCTAACATGAATGACCCAATGGCCGCGGCAATAGGCGGTGGTATGCAAGGGTTTGGATATGCAAGTAAGTACATGCCGCAAGGCGGTCAGCAAGGTACAGGGTCTTTCTATAGAGGCAGTACACCCAACCCACATACGAGATAAAGGAGGTTTCTAATGAGAAGTCCTATACTATCACAAAGCAACCCTAATTATATGCCTCCAGTGTTGGATATGGGCAACTCAAATAGTGTTATAGAACAAAACATTGCTAGATTAAAAATTACTAATCCAGAAATATACGAAAAATACAAAAACGACCCAAAGACACTTGTGCATATGGCGAACTCTTTTTTAGAAGTAGCCAAAGACCCTGAAATGACAGCTTTGGAAGAGCTAGAAGCACCGCGTGAATATGACATGCTTAAAACTGCATTCACTGACGCAAACCGCGTAGGCGTTATAGATCAGCAGAGAAAAGATGCTGAAGAATTTGGTGAAGATTATGCACTAGACCAACGTGCTCAGTCTCTTGCCGCAATAAGTCGCGCAGAGAAAGACCCTTTCACCACTCGTTTCGATGATGGTAATGTAGTTCCACCTGTTTATAATGAACCTCTTTTTTACAACAACCCAGAAGCAAATGATTACGGACAGTTAAGTAAAGCTAAAGAACCAGCGTTGTTGGCTGATTTTACTTCACCAATGCCTACAGGCGCACGTTTAGACCCTTACATGGATGTACCAAAGAACTACCACAGAATGTCTGATGGCACTCTTATGCCAGACTCTGAAATGAAAGGGGCACTTGAAAACCCTTACGATGAAACATTCCCTGTTTCAAAAGAAGCACTTGGAGACCCATACGACGAGACACCTCCTGTACTGAGAGAAGCACTTGAAGACCCGTATGATGAAACTTTTAAAACAGGTGTTTCAAATGGCGTACTAGGTAACAAAAATGATCCTAAAGCCAATGATAAAGGTGTCTTAGATACTACATCATCTAATGATCGCAAAGGTAGCGCAGTGTCTGCAAACGCCCGTGGCTCTATGATGCCATTCGCTAAGATTGACAGAAACGAGGCATTAATCCGTATCGGCGGTGCTATGGTCGGTGGTTCATCACAAGGTTACACTGGTGCAATGAAAGCCGCGACAGATGAATATGGTAACATTCAAGATGCTAACAGGCTTGCAGAGACTAACGCATTTAATAAAGCAGAAGCAACAAGACTTGCTGAAGCTAAAATACAAGCGCAGAAAGACAAGGCTGACAAGAAAAAGAGAGCAATGGGTATGCCTAGTGCTATCTATAAACAGGCCGCATTGACTGCTATTACCGACATTAAAGGTAGATTAGCAAAAGAAAGTGGATTTAACCCATTTGACAACAATACTGGTCTATTTGGCTATGCCATGTCTCACGTAGCTGGTACAGATGCACACGATACAGCAAACGCTATTGATACAATCGAAGCATCCATTGGTTTCGACAGGCTACAGAAGATGCGTGATGATTCACCTACAGGTGGTGCTTTAGGTCAGGTTTCAAACATAGAACTTGCACTGTTAAGAAAATCACTAGGTTCATTGAAGCAATCATCATCAAGAGAACAGTTTGTTAAGAATCTAAATTCAATAGAGACCCAGTACAAGAAAGCTGTTGCCGCTGTAGAAGCCCAGCAACGCGAATGGTACAGAATGCAAGGTGTTGATGTACCAGAGCCAAAAAATAACTCGGTAGAGCCAGCTGTGGTTGGAGGCTATTCAATAGTAACTAAACAGAAATAATAGGTACAAATATGCCAACATTTGAAATCACTGCACCAGATGGTAAAGTATATGACATCACAGGTGAAACACAGGAAGGCGCATTAGCGGCTTTAAAGAAACACTTAGGAGATGATGGACAAGAACAGCCAGCACCCAATGCTAACAATAATAACACTGGTATAAACAGTCCTACAGGTGGCTTCAAAGAGGCTTTCTTGCAAGGCGTAGACGCACCTTTGGATGCTATGGGTACAACTGCTAGAGTCTTAGGTGCTGAAAAGACTGGTGAGTTTCTAACAAACTTAACTGATGCACCAGAAGGTTATGAGTCAGCATCTGCTAAGTTTATTGAAGGTGATGAAGATGGCTCTTACGCATACAGGTACTTACCGAAAGCGGCAGTAGAGCAAGGCGCACAGTTTGCTGGTCAGCAGTTAGCAAGGGTTGGCGGCGCGGCTGTTGGGTCTATGTTTAGCCCAGCAGGGTCAGTCATAGGTGGTATATCCGCACCTGTCATTGTCAGTGCCGTACAGCATCTTGGTGGTATTGCAGAAGAACGCGCAAGAAACCAAGGTAGAGAAAAGCCTAACAAAGATGACTTCTTGTATGCTTCAACTACAACCGCTGGAATAGCACTTCTGGACTCTCTGGGACTAGGTAGTGGTAAGGTTTTTGCAACAGCCCTCAAAGAGTTTGGTACAGAGTCTTTACAGAGTGTTGTTGAGCAGACGGGTACATCAGTAAACACTGAAGCTGGTCTTAATATTGACCCAAGACAAGCAGTTGGTGAAGGCATTATTGGTGGAGCATCAGCTGGTGGTGTAAACACAGCCATATCTACAGTAAGTAAAACTGGAGAGGTTGTCTTCAAGCCACGCCAAGAACTTGATCCAGAAGTTGACCAAGCGGCTGGCGATGTCGCTAGGATGCTAAATGAAATTGCTAGTGATGAGGGTCTTAATCCTAAAAAACATTGATCCCTACATCAAAAAAGGGTGCAAACACTGCCTTAGACACAGCGAGATCAAAAAATACTACTGATATAAACACTGCCGCTGAAATCCTTCGCAAAGAAGTTCTTAAAGGTGCAGATACTTTTACTCGACAAAGGTTTAACCAAGCAATTAAAAACGCCAATACTAAAGTAGGTACTGTAGTTTCTAATGAAGACATTAAATTTATAAAAGATACTGTAGGGCAAAACATTAGAAGGCCAACAGCTTGTTCAGTCACTTTATAAATCAAATGTTGTCACAGAGTTATATGCGGCTGGTCTTAAAGGCGGCTTTTCAAAGTTTACTGACAACTTCAACCCAATACCTCAAATTGGTAAATCATACGACCCAGCAAGATCAATAGGCACTATGTTAAACTTAGGTGCTATTGCTGGTACAGGTGGTTCATCTTTATTAACACAAGTACCTTTAGTTGCTGGTGGACGTGCAATAGATGCAGTTACAGGCCGTAGGTCTAAAGTGAACCGCTTTGTCAAAAAGAACAGAAAGTCTACGGGGATGTCCTCTCCTGTCGGAGTTGCTGTTGAAGGTAGAACAGAGCGTCTAAAAAATGCCCAAAAAGCGGCAAACAATGCTAAGATAGCCGCCGCAAAAGCAGAAAGAGCAAAGATCAAGCGGCACAGAATGTTGTAAAGTATAACGAAGGTTACGCCCCTAACTATGGAGACCCAAGACTTAACCAGAAAGCTGACCCTAGAGGCACAGTGCACAACGCACTTGCTCAAAAAGCCAGCCTTAAAGGGATGTCTATTAAGGAGATAGATACTGAAATACAGCGTATTATTGATGAGAGGTTAGCAGACAAACGTACATCTAAAGAAGAAAAGAAGTCTCTTAGAACTTATGCTAACTTCAATAGTCTAGGTGCAATGCCAAAAGGCGACCAAACACTTAGTCTTGCAATAGCCGCAATACGTGAGCGTTTTAATTTTCCAGAAATTGATCCAGCTGCACCCTACGTCACCAGTAGCACCTACACCCCCTGCACCATTGCAAAATAGTCCAGCGGTACAACAGGGTATTGATGACAACAGAAAGTTTGTGCAGAAGCTAATAGATGACTTAAACAAGGATAATGCGGTTAATTTTAAAGATAGGGGTTTATTAAATACGTCTTTAGATCAGTATTTGATGAGCCTTGGAAAAAACCCAGTTACAGCATCACAGGCTATTATTGATCGCGCTAAAGAAAACATATCTGACCCAAAACTTGTAGATAAGTATTTAATGCCGTATCATAAAAGAGTTTTACAACAGCAAGCTGAGACAAAGGTAAAAGGTAAGAAGAATGCCCCAACCAAAACTACCCCCACACCTCAAGAAACTCCTCAACCAAGTGGACAAGGAACTGCTAGTGGACAAACAGCCGTACAAGGAACTGGAGAAGCTAAACCCACTCAATTGGCCTCATCTGGTGTACTCGCAACAACCACCCAAGAAACACCAAAAGTAAAAAAGGTCACAGTAAAAGCCGTTAAGGACATAATACCTGATACTGAAGCAATAATACAAATTGGCAAAAAAGGTACGAAGTACGAAAACGGAATACAGGACGTTGATACTGCCTTAGAGGTGGCTAACCTTTTAGGTATCACAGCGAAGATGCTAAATAGTGATACTGACTTACAAAACCTAACAGGTGTTGATGAGGGTACTGCCGCTTTGCATTCTTGGCGTCCTGAGATGGAAGGTTTTGGTAGTAGTGTATTTGCTATAAAAGCAGGCGGTACACTTTTTGGTAAAAAGGTTACAAAAATTAACTCTTTAATGACACTACTTCACGAAATGGGTCATTCACTTACACAAGGTAACATGGATGGTAAGGGTGAGTTTGGGCTAGACACAGTCAAAAACCCGTTTAGCGGTCAAGAAAACTTTGTTGGTGGTAATAGTTACAACAAATCTGTTATGAAACCTATCCTTGAAGGTAAAGGTAAAAACCACCCAGCAATTAAAGAAATACTTGCATTCCAAGAAGCTGGGAAAGCATTTACACAGAAAGACCCAGATAGCAAAGTCGAAGCTAGAGATATTAGGAAAATGTTGACGCACATCAAAATCAGCAATAATCCTGATACAGTCAAAAGTTTGAAGAAAAGACTGAAGCAAACTCGTGCATACACCACTCTGACAGCTGAATTATCTGTTGATCCTATGTGGGTATACTTAATGAACCCAAAACTTGCCAAAGAGCTAATGCCTATAAACTCAAAGCTAATAAAGAAAGAGTTTGATAAAGCAAACAATGGTAAGATTAAGTTCTACGGACATCCTCTTGCAACAGTATTAGCCATAGTCACAGCAATGGTTGCGATGAACTCTGGCGAGGACGAAGAGCCAAATGAAGGCATACTCAGTCCTCAAGATGGCATCCTATCAGCATAACAACATACAGCCCCAGCAATGGGGCTTTATTATTTCAAGGACACTAGGAGAGCACAATGGGAGCACCAAAGGAACCAAGAAAGAAGTCACCAAAGAAGGAACTAACGCACCCAAAGAAGGCTCGAAAGGGCAAAGATAATTATTTCTCAAAACTAATGCAAACTGAGGAAGGAAGAGCACTACGAAAGCAGTGGTCAACCAAAAAACGTAAGAACGGAGGAAGGCCAGTAGGCACTCCAGATGGCTACACGTTAGAGGCCATCACCCCCATCCGAAAACAAGCACAGAAAGACGCTGAAAGGATTGTGGCTATTATGGCTAAAGAAAATAATATTGATGACGAATATGCGGTAGAGGCTCTTAAAACAGCTGTCGAGATCATGCGCGAACCAGCGCAGAACCGAGACAAACTAACAGCCGCAAGAATGGTCTTAGACTTTACTAAGACGAAACCAGTTTCAAAGAGCGAAGTCACTGTTGGTAAAGCAGAAGCCTTCTTGGAGTCGCTTTTAGTAAGTGAACCAGAGGAAGAGCAAACTGACGATGGAAAAGAAACTTAAAGAAGTACGCCGCAAACTATATGACGAATTTGACTTTTACTCTAAGTCAGCACTCAAGATCAGAACCAAAGATGGAGACATCAAGCCCCTCAAACTAAAGCCAGCACAGACTATACTACAAGAAGCTGTAGATAAACAGATGGCTACTGAGGGTAAGGTTCGCATAATAATCTTGAAGGCTAGACAGCAAGGTCTATCAACTTATGTAGGCGGCTATCTTTACTTTAATGTTTCCCAGCGCAAAGCATGTAAAGCAATGGTGGTCACACACCATTCTGACAGTACAAGAGCACTGTTTGACATGACTAAACGCTACCATGAGAACTGCCCAGAACTACTCAAGCCACATACAAAGTATTCATCTCGACGAGAGTTGACCTTTGATGTTCTTGATAGTTCTTACGTGGTTGCTACAGCTGGTGGTGAGAGCATTGGACGTGGTGAGACACTTACACATGTTCACGCATCAGAACTTGCCTTCTGGCAGAAATCAACTGCCCTAGAGAACTGGAATGGTATGACGCAAGCCGTACCTAACAAGAAAGGCACAGCTGTATTCGTTGAGAGCACAGCTAATGGTGTCTCTGGTATATTCTATGATCTATGGAAAGGTGCAGTGGATGGCTCTAACGGCTACGTCCCTGTGTTTATTCCTTGGTATGTAGACCCAGAGTATCGTGAGCCTGTACCTGAGAACTTTAAGATAACTCCAGAGGAAGAGGACTTATCTAAGAAATACGACCTAGACAACGAACAGCTGATGTTTCGTCGGCGAAAGATTGCCCAGAACGGCATCGACTTGTTCAAACAGGAATATCCAGCGGAGCCCGAAGAGGCTTTCTTAACCACTGGGCGTCCTGTGTTTAATCCAGAGTCATTGCAAGATGACCTAAAGACATCGAGAGATGTTGAAGCACGTCTGGCACTAGAAGGTGAAGACTGGCTTGATAACATGCGTGGAGAACTAACACTCTATCGCAAACTAGATGATGGCGAGAAGTACACCATAGGAGCAGACGTTGCTATGGGTGTCCGTGGTGGTGACTGGTCAGTTGCCCAAGTTCTCGACAGCAAGAAACGACAGGTGGCAACCTATCGTGCCCAAGTTCATCCTGATTACTTTGCTACAGTGCTCTATAAGCTAGGTGAGTTCTTTAACTTTGCCTACATAATTGTAGAGAACAACAGTCATGGTATTCTAACATGTACCCGTCTTGGAAAAGACATGGCCTACCCTAACTTCTACACAGAAGTACAAGTAGATAAGCTAACTGACAAAGAGACAGTCAAATTAGGTTTTACTACGACATCCAAGACAAAACCTCTGATCATTGATGAACTCAGAGCCTCAGTTCGAGAGGGTAAGATCGAACTAAACGATAAAGTCACTATTCGGGAAATGCTAACATACATCGTCACACAAAGTGGTGGGATGGAGGCAGAAGCTGGATGCTTTGATGACTGTGTCATGAGTTTAGCCCTAGCCAATCATATTCATGAAGGTGCTTGGGAGCCCATAGACGCAGTTGACGATTACTATATTGAGATGGTTTAGATATGAAATCAAATAAAGATTATAAAAAACTCGACGACGATCAGATTGTGTCCATAGTCGATACTAATTTAAGACGTTCTATTGGATATTATGACAGTGAGTTGTCGAAAGAACGTAGACAGGTAATGGACTACTATTCAGCTAAACTACCACGCCCAGCGCATGATGGTAATAGTAAGTATGTCAGCCAAGACGTCTATGACGCTGTAGAAAGCATGAAGGCATCTTTGTTAGAGACATTTAGCACAGGCAACAAGACACTCAGGTTCTCACCACAGAATGCTGATGATGTTCCTACAGCTGAAGTCTGCACAGAGTACACCGACTACGTTCTACATCGTCAGAACAACCTGTTTGAAACTATGCAGACTGTTATTCACGATGGTCTCATCGCCCGTGCTGGCGTAGCTAAAGTTTACTGGTGTATGCAAGACGAAAGCACACTGGAGTATGTCGAAGGTCTAACAGAGGAAGAACTTGATGCTCTTCTAGCAGAAGATAATGTAGAAATCGAAGAACTTACTGAAGAGGCTGGTATGTTCTCTGGTGAGCTACGTGTGACCCGTGACACATCACAGGTTAAGGTTGAGGCTATTGCACCAGAGGAGTTCTTGATTGAACCACAAGCAAAGTCACTAGATGATGTTAGCTTTTGTGCACACCGAACTAAGAAGTCTATCTCTGAACTCATAGAGATGGGCTACGACGAAGACTTGGTTGCTAAAATTTCTGACAATGAAGATACAGACTTTGACAATGACCCTGAGATACTATCTCGCTTTGACGACATCGGTGCAGATCGAGGCTTCAATGCAAAAGGCTATCAACGGCAAACACGACAGGTAACTGTAGTCGAGGCATTCATTGAGCTAGACCTGTGAAGGAACTGGTGTTGCTGAACTCTACAAAGTAGTCAAAGCATCAAACATCTTACTTGAGAAAGAGATAGTAAAGCGACGACCTTTCGTAGCATTTGTACCCCTGCCTATCCCACATGCTTTCCACGGCAACAACTTCGCTGAGAAACTACTAGGCATACAGAATGCACGTACAGTATTAACACGTTCTATACTTGATCACGCTATGGTTACTAACAACCCACGTTATACAGTGGTGAAAGGTGGCCTTACGAACCCAAGAGAACTAATAGACAATCGTGTCGGTGGTATCGTGAATATATCACGCCCTGATGCTATTAGCCCTATGCCTCAAGCATCTCTGAACCCGTTTGTATTCCAAACTATTCAGATGTTGGATGAGGATAAAGAAGACACTTCTGGTGTCTCTCGCCTATCCCAAGGTCTTAATAAAGACGCTATAAGCAAACAAAACTCAGCGGCAATGGTCGAGCAGTTGGCGACAATGAGCCAACAGCGACAGAAGATTATTGCGCGTAACTTTGCGAACAACTTCTTAAAGCCTCTATTCTCAATGGTCTATTCATTGGTTGTAGAGAACGAGTCTGAAGAGAAGATTGTTGAGTTAGCTGGACGTTATGTACCTATCGACCCATCGCAATGGGCAGATAAACGTGACGTACAAGTTGAGTTCCACTTGGGCTACGGCGATCAGGAGCAGCTGGTTCAAAAACACTTGTCGTTCCATCAGTTATTCTCCGCTGATCCTACACTTGGACAAATGTACTCTCCGCAGAACAAGTTCAAGATGCTGGCATCAGTCCTAGAGAAATCAGGTATCAAGAATGTTGCTGACTTCTTAACAGACCCAGCGATGATACCTCCACCGCCACCTGATCCAAATGCTGAGATGCAGATGCAGATGGCACAGCAACAGATGCAACTTCAAGAACGACAAACAGCTGTCGCTGAAATGAAGGTACAACTGGATGCACAAATGCGGCAAATGAAACATGAGTTAGACACTATGAAGGCTCAACAAGCATTCGCCCTACAATCTGACAAACAAGACCTTAACGAGACTGAGTTTGAACACAAAGAGTTCGTAAACTTAGAGGAGCTAGAGATAGCACGTAAGGCTGATGATGTCAGGGCAATCGCAAGTCCAAACGGATAAGCACAACACAATAAGGAAAGCACATGGCTACACAAGAAGAGCAACTTGTGATGGCTGGAGATGAAGCTGGAGCCGTACTAAACGGTTCCGCCTTCAATTCAGTTATCAATGAACTTGTCGAAAGAGCATTTCAGACGTTTGTAAACACTGAACCAGCAGACAAGGATAAACGGGAGTATGCCTATAACCACTATCGCGCATTAGTAGACGTGGTGGATACTCTGAAACAGCGAGTTCAAGTGCGTGACAGCATTATTGAACAGCAGAACGGCGACAACAGCCAAGAGGAGACTGCTCCATGAACAACGAGCAAAATGTAAACTCTGAGCCGCAAGCATTAGATATTGATGATGCGGCAGACGCAATCTTAGGACGATGGGACGACGGGGAAACCTTATCTGAAGTCGAAGTAGAAGATGCAACATCTGAAGACCTTGCCGAGACAGAGGTAGATGAAGATGAAATAGAAGATGAAGAGGACGATCAAGACGAGTTAGACCTTGAAGACCCTGACGAAGACGACACTGTTGATGAAGACGAAGATCAAGATGTTGAAGACGATGATGATGAAGAGGAAGACGACGACGAACATACAGTCGCTTCTGATGATCAAATCGTGGACATCTCAGTCAATGGTGAGTCTAAGCTGGTATCTGTAAAGGACTTAAAGCGGCTTTATGGTCAAGAAGCATCTCTAACTAAAAAGTCTCAAGATTTGGCTACCCAGCGAAAGCAGTCAGAAGAACAACTGGCTCAAACGCAGATGTCATATCAAAAGTTATTGGAACGCGCAGAAGCAAGGTACAAACCTTATGCTGACATTGATATGTTAGTAGCGTCACGCGAGATGGATGCAGAAACATTCTCTCAACTACGCCAAGACGCGAAGCAAGCAGAAGACGACTTAAAGTTCCTACAGGAAGAAAGTGGTCAGCTTGTATCCCAAGCACAGCAACAACATCAGGAAGCTACTAGAGTAGCCGCCGCAGATTGCGTAAAGGTTCTACAGGAACAATTACCTGACTGGGGCAATCAACTCTATGCAGACATTCGTGACTATGCTGTGAAATCGGGATTACCCAAGGATCAAGTCGATCAGTACACAGACCCACAGGTCATCATGCTGATTAACAAAGCCAGACTTTACGACCAGTCAAAAGAGTCCGCCAACAGCAAGAAAGCCAAGGCCAAACTCAAGAAGTCGAAAAGTGGCAAGAAGGTTCTTAGTTCCAAGAAAGCACCACCCTCTAAAAAGACTATCCAGAAAGCTAAACAACAGAAGCAAATGGACAGCCTGAGTAGTGCTAAAGACTTAGATGATATTGCAGACGCACTCATGAGCCGCTGGGAAGAGTAAATCTTTTCAAACTTAATCCTAAAATTGTGAGGACAATTAAATGAGTACATACACAACCTATAACCAAGTTGGAAAAAAGGAAGATGTTTCAGACATCATTTCCAACATTTCACCATTCGCTACACCTATGCAAGCGATGATCAAGAACGAAAAAGTATCAGCTAGAACTTTCTCATTCCTTGAAGATTCATTAGCAGACTCAGCAGTGAACGCCGTAGTTGAAGGAGCCGACGCAAGTATGGCAACATTGACAGATGCAACTGAGCGTACAAACAACACTCAGATCATGTCTAAAGCCTTCCAAGTATCAGCAACAGCTGATGCAGTAGCTACATACGGGCGTGCAAAGGAAACTGCACATCAATTAGCTAAGAAATTGAAGGAAATTAAGAAGGACTATGAACGTGCAATGGTTGGCGTAGAGCAAGCCGCAGTTGCTGGTAATGCTTCAACAGCACGTAAGATGACTTCTTTGTTAAACCAAATCTCTACAGCTGTAGATGCAGGAAGTAATGCTACCGACGCACTTACCGAAAGTAAGCTATTAGTAGCTGGTCAAACAGCATACGACAATGGTTCTGATGTTGACACATTCATGATCAAGCCAGCAGATGCACAAATCGTAGCTGGTTTCTCAGCGGCATCAGGTCGTAATCGTGAAATCTCACAAGGCAAAACATTGGTCAATGCGATTGATTTATATGTAAGCCCCTACGGCGAATATCGTGTAGTATTAAACCGCGAGTTAAAGACAACTCACGCACTACTAATAGACCCAACAATGTTCAAAACATGTACGTTGCGTCCATTTACAAGAACACTCCTAGCGAAAAATGGAGACTCAGATCGACATCACATTGTGGGCGAGGTTTCTTGCAAACATACCAACTTTGGTGACTCAGTGAAAATCACTGGCTTATCATAAGTTCGAAATAGGCCACTAGGTCTTTATTAGGCCACCCAAAGACACTCAGGTTTTGCTCTCCTTACTGTTGTCTATGGGTGGCCTTTTCACATTCTAAGGTAGCAAAATGACTAACAAAACACAGCCAACATTATTACAAACAGAAACAGACTTCGTGAGTGACCACGGAAACCTATTTCAAAAGCACACACAGCACATCTCACAATCATTTCTTGATGATCTGAAAGACGCTCGAAACGACAGTGGTTCGAAGCCTACAGGGGAGATGATGCGAGTAGCCTCCATACCGACAGCTGTTGTCGAGAAGTGGATGCGAGAAGGATTCAATATCTGGGAAGCCAAGGGATCAGAGATTGTCCGTAAACTGAAGAACGAGGACTTAGATATGTTCCTCACAACCAACAAGAGGGTCTAGCTAATGAGTTTATACGATAACATGAGAAAAAGAAAAGCATCAGGTAAAAAACCACGCAGAGTTGGTTCAGCTGGAGCACCTACAGATGCAGACTTTGCTAGGGCGGCACTCACTGCCAAAAAGCCTAAGAAGAAACCTAAGAAAAGCAAACCTAAGAAAAAGAGGGCAACATAAATCATGAACAAAGGTGAAATCCGAGCACACTTTATTGCTCTTCTAAATCGTAGTGACTGTTCGAATGCTTTGGCTGACACCTTCATTAATCAAGCAATCACTAGAATACAAAGACAGCTACGTGTCCCAGCAATGGAAAAGCAGAACCAATACAATGTGACATCCGCAACTGGTACATCCAAAGTAACAATACCAGCTGACACATTAGAGATCATTGAACTCTATTATGATGGTGACACGTTGGTTCGCATACCACTACATGAGATGATACAGCATCAAAAAACTGGAGAACTAGGGACACCAAAGTTCTTCTGCCGTGAGCAAGGTAATATCAAGATACACCCAATGCCCAGCACTGGGACTTTGTATCTAAATTACTATGCTGAACAAGAAGTCCTAACATCAGACAGCGACACGAATATGCTTACCACTATTGCTTCTGATCTCCTGACATACACAGCACTGTCGTATGCCGCAGATTACTTCTTAGATGAACGTAGTGCAGTATTTGATGCAAAGTCTTCATCGTTTCTATTGGAGATACAGGAACACGCAAACAGTGCTGAACAGTCTGGTATTAACCAAGTTGTGCGCCCTACTCACTATTATGAGGATTAAACAATGGCTTCAAAAACCAGCTTTTACAATAGCTCTGGAATCACAAATACACAATCAAACGCAATAGATGCGGCAGTCACAAACGCCGCCGCTTCAGCAACAGCCGCCGCCCTCAGCCAATCAAATGCCGCCGCAAGTTCAGCTTCAGCCAGTGCTTCACTAGCTACGACAAATCAGTACAAAGCAGATGCCCTTGCCGCTAGTGTTTCTTCGGCATCTTCAGCATCTACTGCATCTTCAAAAGCCACAGAAGCCGCCGCATCAGCCGTAGCATCTGAAGCCAGTAAAGTCGCAAGTGCAAACTCAGCATCAGACGCCACTACCAATGGTGCGGCTCAAGTTACTTTAGCGACAGCACAAGTTGCCCTAGCAACAACCCAAGCAAACAATGCGGCTACTTCAGCATCAACTTCAGCAACAAAAGCCTCTGAATCATCGACTTCAGCCGCCAGTGCGGTAACAGCAAAAACAGATGCTGAAACTGCACAAGTGGCATCCGAAGCCGCCCGTGATGCGTCTATAGTTGCAAGGGACGCATCCATTGCGGCACAATCTTCAGCTGCACTAAAGGCTAACAATCTGTCTGACCTAGCAAACGCTGGGACTGCAAGAACAAACTTAGGTCTAGGTACAGCGGCAACTACAGCCGCTACGGATTATGCAACGGCATCTCACGTACACGCCTTCGCCTCTCTAACAGGAAAGCCGACTACATTAGCTGGCTATGGAATTACTGACAGTTTCTTTGATGGTGCTTACGCATCACTATCGGGCAAGCCGACACTAGGAACTGCCGCCGCAACAGCGTCCTCAGACTACGCTACAGCGGCTCAAGGAACTAAAGCTGACACTGCACATGCTTGGGGCAATCATGCGTCTGCTGGATATGGAACAACTGACGAAGCATTGGCTTTGAGTATAGCATTAGGATAATCAAAAATGGCAAATACGTTTAAGAACTACACAAGTGCATCTGTCGGTACAGGTGCAACTACAACATACACAGTCCCATCGTCTACTACATCAGTAATGATTGGATGTAACTTAGCAAACCGAACAACGTCACAGATCAAAGTGGATGTCCAAGCGGCTGGTGCATACGTCATCAAAGGTGCACCGATACCCTCTGGTTCTGCTCTATCAGTCTTGGATGGTAAGATCATCTTAGAGACTACAGACACAGTTGTTGTAACATCTGACACTGCATCATCTTGTGACGTTATCGTGAGTGTATTGGAGCAAACATAATATGGCTGGATATATAGGAAGTAAATCATCTGTCACACTTGTTGATGGATACTCGGAAGCTGAAGCTGATGCTGAGTTCGTAAATGACCCTAATGGTGCTATAACAGTTAGTGGCTCTAATGTTGGTATTGGGACGAGTTCGCCTAGTGCAGACTTACATATTGCATCTGGTTCTGCTAATGCTCCACATATTCTTCTTGAGAACACTGTTAGCTCTGGTGCAGACCCAAGTATTACTTTTGCAGACAGTGTAGAAAATTACGGTTATCGTATTGGTATAGACGATACTGGTAACGGACTGGCTTTTACTTACAAGTCAGGCGGTATAAACCCTATACATGGTGTTGACACAGAACGTATGAGACTGAACGCATTAGGTAAAGTGATGATTGGCACAACCACTGAAGGTCAAGGACAAGCTGACAATCTTACTATATCAGACAGTGGCCATATGGGTATGACTCTTAGGTCAACTGATAGTCATGAATGTTCTATTTTCTTTTCAGATGCAACATCTGGTGCTGGTGAATATGCAGGAGCAGTACAATATTCACACAGCGATAATGCCCTAATTTTTTCCTCTAACTCTGTGGCTCGTATGCGCATAGACGCATCAGGCGCAGTCACCAAGCCAAATCAGCCATATTTTAATGTACAAAAATCTTCTAGCCAAAATAATATTACCGCAGGTTCTTACACTACTGTAACATTTGGTACTGAACATGTTGATACTGGAGGTAACTTTGCTAATAATACTTTTACTGCTCCAGTAACAGGGGTTTATTCATTAAGTATAGGTGTAAGATTAGACAATGTAGACACAAGCGCATCCTATTATAATTTTTGGTTGCAAACTTCAAACAGAGCCTACCATCAATTGAGAGATGTGAAATTTTCCCAAGATTCTATGTTTATTTTTGCTATGAATGTGATTGCAGATATGGATGCAAACGATACGGCAGTTTTTCAAATACAACAAAATGGTGGCGCAACTCAAACTGACATAAACTCCAGTACATTCTTTCAAGGATATTTATTAGGATAACCAACGGGCGAAATAACCCTGTCTTAAAGGAGACAAACAATGGCAACAATAACACTAACAGTAGACGTAACAGATACAGAGCAAGCTATCTTGTTAAACGATTTACTGAATATAAACGATTGGCTACAGGGTGCAATGGATGGCAAGAAAGCTAACTGCTGGAAGCGTATGCAGTCTGAGTGGACAACTAAGCTGATGAATGACGATAGTTTTACAGACAGTATCCCATCAAATCAAGCTGACTTTGTGGCACTGGTTACTGCTCGTGATGACTATCAGACACGGACAGAACGTGATGCGGCAGAAGCAATAGAATAGGAGACTAACACATGTCAGGATACATAGGCACACAGCCAGTACCACAGGCCACACAGACAAGGGATAGCTTTACAGCTACATCTGGGCAGACAACATTTGCTACTGGTGGCTACACTCCTAACTTCTTAGACGTATATCTCAATGGCGTTAAGTTAGCTTCCGCAGATTATACGGCAAGCAATGGCTCAGATGTTGTACTAGCATCAGGTGCGGCTACAGGTGACATCCTAGAGGTTGTTGCATTTACTACGTTTACACCAGCAAGCATACCAGATGGTACTCCTAGCATTGACGACAATGGTAACGCCACAGCAATCACGATTGATAGTAATGAAAATGTGTTGGTGGGTACTACAAGCATGACGGCCTCTGACACAAGTGGTACTGGCATGATGTATGCTAATGGAGTTGCGCTTAGAGTTAAGCGAGAAAGTTCTGGTGGCGGTCAACCATGCCTTGATCTTAATAACACTGGCTCAGACGATGTAATGGCTATGTTCCGTAAGGATGGTGTTACTGTAGGTAGTATTGGGACACAAGGAAGCAGACTAAGCATTGGCTCTGGTGATGTTAACTTGAACTTTAACGCCTCTGCAAACTCTATGTATCCTATTTCTGACCCTGCCGCTGGTACATTATCCTCTGGAATTGTTGACCTAGGTGCGGCTTTAGCAACATTCAAAGACGCTTACCTATCAGGCGGTGTATACCTCGGCGGTACTGGGTCGGCTAATAAGTTAGAGGATTATGAGGAAGGCAGTTGGACTCCGACAGCTACTAATGGAGGCTCATTTTCAAACTCTGCATACGGCTCTTACACAAAGATAGGCAATGTTGTAACCCTTCATGCTACTCTTATTGTTTCGTCTAACTCATCAGGGTTAGGGTTTGGCATAACAAGTTTACCATTTGCCCAATCATCTTCTAATACAGAGGCGGCGGCTGGGTTTTATATGAGATATACTACCGATAGCACCCTTAGAATGGTCTACCTTTCCAATGGCTCTGTAATCTCAGTTTATAATATTGGGGGAGGGGCTACTACTTTTGGTACAGCTTCCACAAAAAGATACGATTTTTCTGGAGTATATTACACAGACGCATAACCCACTCAGAGATTGGGTTGGACAGGTGGCAATAATGCCACGATAAAACAAAGGAGGCCAATATGGCACTAACAGAAACAACAGTAGAAGATAAGATTGAAGTCGTTGGAGATCACAAGCATGTGCAAGTTCGTACAGCTACAGTGATAGCCAGAGATGGAGCAGAGATCAGCAGATCATTCCATCGTCACGTCTTACAATGCTCAACTAAATCAGGTGACACATGGGGTAACACTGACATCTCAGGTGAGTCAACAGAAGTACAAGCAATATGCAATGCTGTTTGGACAGACGCAGTGAAGACTGCATACCAGACAGCTATGGATGCACAAGAAATATAAAGAAGGATAGTAGCCAATGACTAAATCAAGAGACACTGCTGATATTTTAGAAGATGTAAGAGTAGATGGCAATGTCACTGCTGTCGGTCAAGAGACTTTAAAAGATAATACTGGCGCACATAATACAGGTGTCGGATATAGAGCTATGTTTAACTCTTCTATGAGTGGTGCATCTAATGTGGCTCTTGGTAACTATAACTTATATTCAAACACTTCTGGGGCTAATAATACTGCTTTGGGTTATCAAAGTTTATTCTTAAACACTACCGCATCCTACAACACTGCTTTAGGACAAAAAGCAGGTTACAGTAATACAACAGGAAATAATGTAGTATTTGTTGGGTCTGCTACTGGTTATAATAATACAACTGGTAATGAAAACGTGGCAGTTGGAGGGGCTTCTTTTTACAGCAACAGTACAGGTGCTAGTAACGTGGCTGTAGGACATGGCACTTTATTCTCCAACACCACCGCAAACCGCAACACTGCCGTTGGCTATCAGACTTTATATTCAAACACTACTGGTTTTGAAAACGTGGCTATGGGGGCATACGCACTAGATGCAAATACAACTGGTATTGCCCTTACCGCTATAGGTGATGCTTCATTGACAGCAAACACCACCGCAAGTAATAGCACGGCTGTTGGCTCCGAAAGTTTAAAATTTAATACGACAGGTGCTTCAAATACAGCATTAGGTAAACAGGCTTTATATGCAAACACCACCGCATCTGACAACACCGCAGTTGGGTATCAGTCTGGGTACAGCAATACTACGGGTAGTGCAAACACATCTGTTGGTCGTGGCGCAGGGTTTGCTACTACAACAGGCACGAGCAACACGGCTTTAGGGTATCTTTCTTTAGCCAACAACACCACCGCAGTCGCCAACACGGTAATTGGTTATAAGGCTGGGTATACTAACAGTACTGGAAGCTATAACACATTTGTTGGACGAAATGCTGGTTATACATCTAATGATACAGGCAATGTTTTTAATGCCTTTTTTGGTCAATCCGCAGGATACTCATGCACCACAGGCTTCAACAACACCTTTATAGGTACAAACGCAGGTGATGTAGTAACCACAGGTCACGACAACACAATCATTGGACGTTACAACGGCAATCAACACGGCCTAGACATCCGCACCTCAAGCAACAACATCGTGCTGTCTGATGGGGATGGTAATCCTAGGTTGGTTATTGATCCAAGTGGGGATGTGTTGGTAGGAGTAACTTCAGCAAATCACTTGGCTAATGCAAATGCTGTCCAGTTAATTCAAGGAGATTATGGTCAGGCTTATGTTAACCATGCATCTGGAACATCAAATGGTATTTATTACATAAACTTTACACTTGGAGGTAGTGAAATTGGTTCTATTAAACAAGCCAATAGTACATCTGTAAACTATAATACTACATCAGATTATCGTTTAAAAGAAAATGTAGAAGATATTTCTGATAGCATCACAAGAGTGAAACAGCTTCAACCTAGACGTTTTAATTTTATTACAGAACCTGATATTACTTGTGATGGTTTTTTAGCACATGAGGTATCCACAGTTGTTCCAGAAGCAGTTAGTGGAGAAAAAGATGAAGTTCAAGTTTGGGATGCAAGAGAAGAAAGACCAGATGGTGTTTCTGTAGGTGATAACAAATTAGATGAAGATGGTAACACCATAATTAAACCACAAGGTATTGATCATTCGAAACTAGTGCCACTACTCACAGCCGCAATACAAGAATTATCAGCAAAGAACGATGCACTAGAAGCACGTATCGCAACCCTAGAAGGAGCATAACCAATGGATGAATTAACAGCAGAACAAATTGCACAGAACTACTCAGCTATGGGTGACTCAGTTGCACTTATCAATGACGTTATTGCTGGTAATGCTATGGCAGATGATGATGCAGAAGATCGACAAGACTGTGTTGATCGTAATACTCAGCACCTAGAACTAATGGTTGCTAAAGATTACTGGACAGACGAAAGTATGACAGCGGCTAATGCGGCTATTTCCGCTGGCAATAGTTACACGGCTGAATGATGGCAGACACTAATGGCTGGCACATAGCCAAGAGTGTCCCTGCAACCCTGCTTCTCGGCCTCATCACACAAGCTGGAGCAATCGTATGGACTGTCTCAATGATGATGGCAGACATCCAAGAAAATCAAACAGACATCGTTGAGTTCGGACAACGTATATCTAAAGTAGAACAGATGGTTCAATCCCAAGCTGTATCAATGGCACGAATAGACGTAAACATAGAGCACATCCGCACATCAGTTGAAAAGATGGCAGACCGCGATGGTTAGGCTTGTCCTAGCACTAGCAACCTTACTCACAACAACAGCCTGTATCCCCGAAATCTATGTAGACACTCCGATAGCCTTTCCGTCGAGTTGTCCTCATGGAGATACAGTATGTGAACGTAACCTTAACGCACAGACACTGGCCTACATCGGTCACAAGGATGCGGCTACAAAGCTGATGTGCAGTGATTACAAAGTAGAGAAAGTTATGGTTGAAGAATGTGGAAACTATTCGCCCCTATATTAATACTGTTGGTAATCCCAACGTATGCAAATGACATCGATGGAGACTTCAGTAACAACTACGACGACAGCACTGTAGACTCCAACAATGCGACAACTAACGAAACTAACAATTACAATGCGGCTGGGGCTTCTCAGGCCGCACCTGTAATGTCCTCCATTGCTCCTACAGTTATGGGCGGTGGTGGTAACGATAGTTGTCTATTACCCACTACCAACGGAATCCAGATGACTATGTTTGGTTTCTCACAAGGCAGTATGCAACAGGATGAGCACTGTAACCGCCGCAAGAACGCCCGACTACTAGGAACACCACAGCAAATCGGAGGACTAGGGCTACAAGTCTCAGCCATCAGTGTCCTGTGTAGTTCGCCAGATGGCAACGTATTCCGAAGTATGATGTTAGCCAGTACACCCTGTCCAATTATGGATGTGGTCACTGGTAAAATCCTAATGGGTAAAGCGGCAATCGATAAATACAGAGAACACCCAGAGATATACATTGTTGGCTACGAGCCCAGCAAAGTCTTTTGGGACACCTTATTACGAATTGGAGAAGATTTAACCGATGAAGAAACCAAAGCAAAGGTTGCTACTGTTAGCGACAGCCGCAGTATTAGCGAAAGGTTCCGCAGTACACGCAGAGTCATATCAGCCACCAGCGGAGTACAGCCAGACAGGGGCACAGAAGATAACGGAACTCAAGGGAACGATTGACATCATCAATAACAAACTGCTTGCAAGTGGACAGCTGGTCAATGGTGCTGTTGGATACGCAACAGTTGGACGTGTAGTCATCGACGATGCACTAGATGATGGTAAGATAACAAATGCCCAGTTCTTAGCATACGAGGCGGCCTTAGATAAGGTGGTTGCACACGACTACGCTACTGCCTCAAATGCAGCTGAATTATTTACTCAAGAGCATAGTGCGGCAATGAACCAATTGACACTAGCTGTTGACCTACTGACATCAGCAACATCTGTATTAGCTACAGCTACATCAGTCTCCGCAGTCGCGGCTGAAGCTGACACGAAGCCAGAACAAGTGGCACTACAGGAAATGATACAGACAGATGAGTATTCCATACAAGCATCTGAAGTTGCTACCTACAATGATGCAGTTGATAACGTCGAAAAGTACGCACAACAAGCTGGTGCATTTATGGCGGCGGCAAACAACAGTGATCTAACTGCTTCTATAGACAGCTACACAGCCACTAATAATTTAGTCGCTGGTAACTACACAGCCATCACGTACACACAGAATGTAGATGAGTTTGTTATCACATGGTCTGGCAATGGTACTGGTTGGTCTGGTTATCTAACAGATGACATGAAGGATGCTACAGCCATCTATGGTGCGAACACCTACATGCAACAACATGGAACACCAATCAAGGACATGTAATCAATGGAAGACACAGAACTAAAGGTTGGCGGCTTCACCTTCAAAGGGTGGTACATAGCGGCGGCCTTGCCAATACTGTCTGCAATCAGCGGCGGTATCTACTATGGGTATGACACCCTCAATCGCTTCTATGCGGTAGAGACTGGAATTGATCTTGTGACGACTGAAGCTGACATGTTCAACGTCAGAGCCACAGATTTCAACTCACGCATACAGGCACTGGAACAGGCGGTACAGGATAATGATGTTAGAGGTCTTAACACGCGGCTATCGACGATTAGTACGCAAATGCAAACAATACTGGAGCAACAGAAAGAACTTCTGGACTTACGTTCTAAAGTTGAAAAGTCGAGTACAATCACGGATCAGATCGGCGATAAGCTGGATGTCTACCAGACTGAGATAGACGACATCTGGAAGGCTTATGACAGTCTTGCCAGCAATCCATTAAACTAAGGATTACACATGATACAATCATTGATAAGCCCTGTCGCTGGGCTACTAGATAAATTTATTCCTGACAAAGACCAAGCGGCGGCTCTTGCACATGAGATAGCAACGATGTCCGAGAAACATGCCCAAGAACTTTCACTCGCGCAGTTAGCAGTCAACAAAGAGGAAGCCAAAGGTAACTGGTTTCAGTCTTCATGGAGACCAGCTGTTGCATGGATTTGTGTTCTAGGGATGGCAGTAAACTTCCTAATCTCGCCCCTACTTGCTCCACTTGGAGTAGTTGTCCCACAGGCTGATACATCTGTGATGATGCCAGTGTTGATGGGAATGCTCGGTCTTGGCGGCTTGCGTAGCTTCGAGAAGGTTAAAAAGGTGAACAAATGAAGAGTAACTTCGATAAGTGCCTAGAGATGCTTTTGGAACACGAAGGGGGCTACGTGAACAACGTCAATGATCGAGGTGGCATGACAAACCTTGGTGTGACTAGACGTGTCTATGAAGACTGGATGGATCGCCCAGTGACCGAACAAGAAATGCGCGACTTAACACCTGATGATGTTGCTCCCATCTACAAGAAGAACTACTGGGATCGAGTTAAAGGCGACCAACTGCCATCTGGTGTAGACTGGTGTGCATTTGACTGGGCTGTGAACAGTGGTTCGGGTCGCCCTGCCAAGGCTATCCAAAGAGCAGTAGGTGCTACTCAAGATGGAGCTATAGGTAATCAGACCCTTGGCTTAGTTGCTGAGAAAGACCCTAAGTTTATCATCGACTACGTCTACACAGTCAGACAGGCATTCTATGAGAGCCTAGATGACTATAAGCATTTTGGTAGAGGATGGAGCAGAAGGAACACTGAGACACTTCATCAGGCTATGAAAATGGCAGAAGAATAACAAAAAACACAGATCGTCCGACATAAGACAGCGATCTGTGTTTTTTGTTTTTATATGATACTTTTATAAATCTATGTCATTCTGTGTTTTTGTTTCTATATGATACTTTTATAAATCTATGTCATTTGACATGTTCATTAGTATAGTGCATAGTGTTTGCGTTACTTCGGTAACAACGGAGAGCAGTAGCTAGACATCCTTGAGATGACTTCCCTGCTCTCCACCCACCTTCACTTTACTTGAGTTATATAAACGCCATCATGGGCATCTAATGATGCCATTAGGTCTAATACTTGTTTGTAGTTGATGGCAATTAGTTGGAACTCGTTAAGTTCATCAGAGAACTGTCTAATGAAACATGTGCCATCATCTTCAAGATACATTTCTACATCTTCAAATTTACCATCGGCATCTATAGATACAACCTTAACATAGTCTGACTCTATTTCGACTGTGAACATGAGAAATACTTATCCCCCTGCTCAATTGGTATTTCTACTGTCATCCTACGCATCCCACACTGAGGGCATTGTCGTTGTCTTCTTTTACTTGGGTAGCCGTATTTAAAGTGGGGGATGGTCTCGATTACTTTAGTCTTCACCATGCACTTTGGACAATGCGTTACACTATCTTTCATCACTGCTCTCTTTCCTTGCCCAAGGTCTCTGGGCTTTCTGCCTGCCACCATTGGAACCACTAACCTGACGTGCTCTATGCCAGTCCCAGTTGTCCCCAAATGCGTAGCTGTTAATTCTGAATGTCTCACGCATTCTTTTGTTTTCAATATCTGCCACAGACTTGTGCTGTATCAACAGCAGTTCTTCTCTGTTCATTAGCCTCTCCTTGGTTATTTTTAGATATCTACAAGTTCACAAGTTCCAGAACTGCAAGCTAAAGTCTGTGAGCCTTTAGTTGTGTCCTCAGTCTCATAATTAGACAATTGAGACCAATCAATTTTACTAGGCATTGCGAATAATGCGGCTTCGTACTGCTCTTCGCTGATGTCTTGATAAGGTGCTTGAGCATACGTGTGGTCAAACCTTGGTAAGAAACTAACACCAGACATCTCATCGAAATACTTGTAGACAAACGCACCTACCTCTGCCCATTCGTCATCTCCAACTGATACAGTCACTGATGGCTTATGGTCTGTGTAGTGACGCTGGTACATTAGCCACATCTCCAGCTGTTCAATCGCTGTCATGTCGTGACGTGTGACTGAGCCTTCTGGTGACTTCATAGGAAAACTAAATACAGTCGTAGTAGCTGGCTTCATGACACAAGGTTCTGATGGTATTCCTTGGTCTGCTAGGAAGTGTGTCAGTGGGTCTTTATTGTCGCCACGGACTGTTCTGATGTAGTAGTCAGAGTGTCTCGCATGTATCCCAGAACTTGATGATGTCAGCTGTGATACAGTGCCACTTGGCTTGACCGCAGTAATAGAAGCTGACCTGTTGATACCTAATTCGTCTGCAAAGTAGTTGTTAGTTTCTCTAGCAACCCTACGCCATGTATCTAGCCTGTCCTCAAGTCCGTTTTCTCTACCATTAGTCAGAGTACAGTCCATGATGCCTGTCATAGATACACCTAAAAGTGCCTCACGTTCTGTATTGTTTGTCCAACAGTCACGTAAGTAAGGAAAGTGAGTTAAGGTTGCTTGGATTGTACCTAAGATAGTCGCAAGACGTATCTTGTTCGAGATGTCAGCTTCAGTATCTGTAGCCCTAATGATAGCTTCTGTAAGATTGCAGAACTGACCACCAGTGCCTACGATGCCTCTTGTCTTTGTTTCACCAGTCTCAGGGTCTTCATATTCCTCAAGCTGTTGTCCAAGTAACACTATCTCACTGCAAGGATTCGTGCCGAATTCCCACATGTGATCTCTAGTCCCATCGCGTTTAGCTTTGTCTCTAGCCGCCTGTCTATTGAAGATACCACGTTCACCAGAACCAGAGGCCGCTAATGACGCCCATTCGTTCATGAAGTCTACACCGCTGGGCTTGCTTTCGAAGGCCACAGAGTTATTAGCGAGTGCGTGGTGTGGGTTGTCGATGTACCACTCGCCTGACTTAGCTGTTCTCATCTCGTCATCCGATAGATCACTTAGGCTGATCATCGCTGAACGACGCACTCCACCGACCACCACTATAGAGCCTATCATGCACATGATGCTGTGGACATCCAAAGACGACAGCTTACTACCCTGCTTTTTCTTGAAGGTGTCTATGGTGTGTTCAAACAGTTCAACTAATGGTTCAGCACCAGATGCCCTACCACCAAATGTGGCTAATCGTGCACCAGCTGGTCTAACATTAGAAACATCCCAAGTCGGTATGTTGCCGTGGTTGTAAAGTTCTTCAATGAGTTCCCTGTATGCCTTCGCCCAGCCTTCTTTACTGTCTTCTACAACAATCCTGTAATCACCAGCTGTTAGTCTAGGAACGTCTGGTAAGCTGTCCACATACTTCTTTTCAACAGAGAAGCCGACCCCTGTTCCACATAGTAGAATGAATAGGACTTCATCGAAGCATCTCATGTGATCTATAGGTGTATAGGAGCAATTATATCCAGCTGTATTGTCTCTCGATAAAGCCTTACCAGCCACCATCAATGACCTCATAGAAGGCATCACTTCTAAGTTTAATATTGCTTGCTCAATCTCATTAGCAATCTCACGGCTAACATGGGATTTCACCACGTTGTCCATGTAGCGAGAGACAGTCTCAGTCCAGCTCTCTCGTCTTCCTTCATCTTCTATCCATCTGGCATAGCGGCTGGTGTGTATGAAGGACTTGGTAGTCAGGTAGGCAATAAGGTTGTTCATAGTGTTTCTTCTTTTTCTTCAATGAGTTCAATAAGTCGATCCAAGTACCAGCGGCACTTCTTGAGGTCTTCGACGGGTTTCTTTTTGTAAGGCCAACGCCATAGGTACTTGAAAGCATTCTGCCAGAGGTACGCATTGTGACCCCAGACTAGAGAGCCATCAGCCATCGCTTGCATTGCGTCGATGCATTCGATTGATCCTGTGTTGTAATGAGGTGGTTTGTTTACAGCTTCATCTATCTTATCGGTTTCCATAGTATGACCTCACCTTTTTCGTTGTCCCAATCCGTACAGCGCAAAATCCGAGCCATACGTGCTTGTGTCAGCGCATAGTCCGCTGATAGTTTTTCTTTTTGATATTGTTTGACGACAGCATCCCAAGTCGGATGGTTTCCCAGTATCTTCTCAGCTGTCTTGATGCCTACTTTTGGACATCCACCATAGCCATCAGTCATGTCACCCATCAGGGCTTGGATGAGGAAGTTCCTGTTGGCTTCCATGTCACTAATGACCAGCCGTTCATTGTCGTTTGGTCTATATAGACGACATGGGATAGTCTTCATGTCCTTGTCATCAGACACGATTATAGCTTCGGTGTTTGGTAGAGAAGCCATGATGCCCATGACATCGTCGGCCTCTAAGCAGTTCACCATGATGCTATCGTATTCTTCCATAGCCCACGCGACTAAGGCTTTGTATCCTACAGGCTTACGGACTTTCTTACGTCCACCTTTGTAGGTATCCAAAATATCTTTACGGAAGTTATTCTGGCCTGATATGGTCACAATCACATCTTCTACAACCAGCTCTTTCTTGAACGCATCAACTGTCGATACGAAAAGTTTTTTAGCTGCTTTTAAGTCTGTAGAAAGTGACCATACGTCATCACCCCAATCTATCTCTTCCTCGACAGCAATAGCCGATCTAAAGAGATACAAGTCACCATCAATGAGTAATGTGGGGCGCGTAAATGACTTGTTTAAGAGTTCTACTGATTTCTTCATGTATATCCTGTCCGTCTAGGGTTACGAACCAACGATTACCCCAGCTATCTTCATCTATTTGGTTTGTTATGAAGCCTTCACTTGCCGCTATGGCAACGTGTAGTGCTCCTACTCTTGCGAAGTCTGATTTGACTGTGAATGGCTTACGCCACGCACGATCAATAACTATAAAGAGAAGTAATAAGTTCTCTAAGTAATCGTTCTTCTCAGTGCGTGTCAGCCCAAGACTTTCCCACGGAATATTCTGAGGCAATGGCAATGTTAAGTCCGAGAGCAATGCCAGCTTCTTGTGCCATTGTTCCAGCGATATTTCCGACATCTTCGGCAATCCCTTCTGTTTTACAGGCAACTTGTATTTCATCATGAATCCAGCCCATGATGTACGCATCGTCGCCATGCTTTTCTTTGATTTTGTCGTAGGTCATCATGACCCACTGTTTTGCTACGATTGCCCCAGCTGACTGTAGTAACTGTGACAGGCATCGGTGCTCCGACCTGACCCTTAGTTTGCGCCCATCGAGTGCCTTGATGTGACCTCTCGAAGCCGCTGTCTTTAGGTTTCTCTTTAAGGTAGAAAACGCTGGGACAGCATGATCGTAGTTGTCCTTTAGTTGTTTACCCTTCTTTGCACCGCCACCAGCAATAGCACCTATGAGCCTATCACCACCGCCATATAACACGGCGTATACCCATGTTTTTGCCTGAGACCTTGTAGCTAAACCAGCCGCATGTTGGTTATAAGTGTGGATGTCACCCTCAAGTATCTGCTTTGAATACTCTCCGCCATCATAAGGGTGAAGGTAGGAAGCAAGTAGGCGCAACTCGATGCCCGAAAGATCAGAGCCGCAAATGACCCATCTATCTGGTGCTGTGAACAACTCACGACACTCTTTGCCATACGGCGAGCCAGAACTTGGGACTTGCTGTAGGTTTGGAGATGTCGCTGTGGCTCTCGAAGAAACACAATTATTACTATTCAGCCTATGTCTCAGTTTACCATCAGGACTGACCTTCTTGAGCCATGCCCCAGCACCTTCAGCCAACATGCCAATCCTCTTCTGTATTAAGAAGAACTCAGCAAGCCTCTTAGCCTCTGGATACGGAAGACTAGACAAGATGGTTTCGTCAATCTTTGCTTGACCATTAGGCGTAAACTCTTTTGGCTTCCACTTGTACTTGTCCACAAGACACTTCTGGATGTGCACCCTAGACGCTGGGTTAAAGTAGACTGTCTTAGACTTAACAAACAGTTCACCTTTAACATACCCACGTGTCTTGTTGTTGACTTTAGGATAGAAGTCCTCAGTAACTTCCCAAGGCGGAAACAGTTCCTTTAAGTCTTCCTCGATGACATGGCGTTTCTGTGCAAGTTCAGCATAGAGTTCACCAGCTTTCTTCTCATCGAATGTCCAGCCATTACTACCGATCTCACGGCAGATGGATGCCATGCGATGCTCAAGGTCGATAGACTTCTGAGTAGGCTCAGTCTTCATCAACTTCTTGTATAACGTGTCAGTCACCTGAGTATCTTGAACACAGTATGACATCATCGTTTCACTGTAGGCTTCCCACCCACCATCATAGTCATCCTTAAAGTCACCAAGGCGAAGACCCCAAGCCTTTAGGCTGTGGCTTCCCCAGAGTTTCTTTGGGAACTTAGCGACACTAAAGTTGCGTTCAGCATCCTCATTGAATAGGTCTCCATGTATAAGGCGAGAGAGAACTAAAGTGTCAGTTACCTTGGCTCTTGTTGTCCACTCTGGATATACAATCTGTATAGCTGGTATGTCGTAGTCTATGATATTGTGACCTATGATCTCATCAGCATTTGCTAGTAGCTCAAGTGCGTCTTCGATCTGGTCTGGGTTAAAAGTGCGTACCTCGCCAGTGTCCACCTCACGGCAGACAATGCACCAGATAGTATGGATGGTATCTAAGAGGCCGTTGCTCTCTAAATCAAAGCCCCACCGACTCATCGCTTGTCACCAGAGCCCTTGATAACACCACGTTTCTTTCGAGACTGTAGCTTCTCATGGTTCATGGCGGCTACCTCATTCATAGTAATGCCAAGGTCTTTTGAAAGTGCCGCGATATACCAAAGCACATCTCCTAACTCGTCGCATATCTCAGCTTTCTTTTGCGCTGGGATTGTGTCCATGCCATCAAAGGTTACATCTTGATCTCTGATGAGTTTCTTGATTTTACCAAGGACTTCACCAGCTTCATTTGCCAGACCTAAAGCTGGATAGATGACCTTCCATTTGTAGATCATTGTAGACGCCGCATCTGCTTGATATTCATTCATAGTGTATTCATGGATGCCTGTAGTTTTCATCTGAATAGCTCCCCTTGTGCATTGAGTTGTCTTGTTGCTTTGAAGATTTGCTGATTGCGTCCATACGGACTTTTGCGCTTCCCTATGACTTCTATGAGCCCAGCGTCTTTCAGCCATTTAAAGTGGTTAGTGATTGAGCCATACGGCATGTGCTTGAGTGCCAGCTGTACCTGTGCACTGATGCAACCTTTGTCGCCAGCGGCTTGGATGACATCAAAGACCATCCTAGTATTCTTTGTTAAATCTGTGTTTGCATACGCCTCGCGAGACGTGCTTGATAAACCACGCATACGTGTTCCTTTGCTTTACTAATGTTTTAAGTTGGGGGAGTTTTTAGAAACCGAAGTTACTATCTGTGGCAGTAAGTCTGCCTGTTTCGCGGTTGTACTGAAGTTCATCCGCTTGGCCTACAAATCCTGTATGCCTATTCTTGAGTACGACAAGTTCTCGCTTGCCTGATGTTGGGTCTTCGCTGTCCACATTCATAGCAATACAAGCAGTCGCCAGCTGTGCTAAGCTGTGGCTTCCTCGTAGCTGTGACAGCTGTGCTCTATCGCCGCCTTCATGACCTCTTTCGGAGTTTGGCCTCTTTAAGTGTGACACAAGGATCAACGCTAAGTCCAACTCAGTACATAAGACTGTCAGAGTGTGCATGATGTGATCTATGAGCACCCTCTCGTTGTCACTTGCACCAGCATACGAACTAACGAGAATACTAATGTGGTCTAAGAAGACGACATCACACCCAAGCCCATGCTTCATGTACCTGATACGATTACAAATGGTGTCTATGTCAAATGACCCAAAGTGATCAAAGAGGTAGATTTGACCATGAGACAGCAAGTCATCAAAGCCAGTCTTTATCTCCTCTGGTGTTGCCGCATCCTCATCAATCACAATGTTTCTATTGATATGGAGACCTACGAGACCTTGGGCTGTACGCTTAGTGCTTTCTTCTAGCATCAACATGCCAACCCGTGTTCCTGTCATGTGTAAGTTGTAAGCAATCTCACGGATTAATGTGGACTTACCTGTGCCACTACCAGCCACTATAGTCACAATTCCCTGACGTATACCTTTGAGCATATTGTTCACTCTTGGATATGGGTACTTCATTGGGCTCTCAGCGTCTGGAGTTGCTACAGTCTCTCTCATGTCAGACATCTGAACTATGCCATCAGGTCTGTAGTCAGCCGCTTGGTGTATGGCATTGATGATTGCTCCAGCCTCACCTTTCACAAGACACTCATTAGCATCCTTGTGAGGTAAGACAGCAATCTTAACTTTGCCTATGGGCAAGACTTCAGCACACTCAATGGCGGCCTTACGTCCAGCTTCATCCTGATCAAACATTAAGATTATCTCTTTAAAGTTGTTGAGGTAATCTATGTTCTCCAACAGGTTCTTCTTAGCCCCAGCACTGCCATTCCTCACAGATATTGTAGCGAATTTATGCTGTTGTACTTGACTGACGCTCATGGCGTCTATCTCGCCTTCTGTAATCACCAGCTTCTTACCAGCTGACCAAAGGTGCATACCAAAGAGACCAGTGATCTTTCCAATGGTAGGAAACTGCTTGTCTCTAGTGCGTATCTTCTGGCCTGTTGTCTTACCCTTGGCATCCTTGAAGGTTGCTACCTGTATTGGCTCACCTTTGCTGTCTTTAGTCACAAAGTAACCAAACTTACGGCATGTAGCTTCAGTCAACTTTCGTGACCTTAATTCCATGTAATCGCCGTTCAAAAAAGAGTTGGCTGCATTTGTCTTTTCGACAGGTGATATTTCACTTTCAGCTGGGGTGTGTTTTAGACAACTAAAGCAGAACATATGTCCATCACTGTATAAGCTGTTTGCATCCGATGACCCACAGGCATCGCATTGTTCGTGAGACACAAAAGTGCTCTCTTCTTGTTCATTCATTTGTTACTTCCCTATAATAGAAAAAGGGCGATCCGAAGACCGCCCTCTGCTCTCTTTATTTGGCTTGCTTCATGCCGATGTGGCATTCCTCAATCCACTCTGATGGTATTCGCTTATGTGCCCATTCGAAACCATTCTTGATGCAAAAGTCAGCATAAGAAGTCTTTGACCCCTTATACAGTTTCGCGTTTGCATTCTGAAAAAGAAAACGTAGGTCAAGGTCAGGTAGTTGCTTCTTGATCAACACATGTTTCTGTCGATCAGCAGTCACCCAGCGTCCTTTAGTTTCTAAGAACCATACACCGCCAGCCTTCGGGAGAATGAAGTCTGGAGTGTACTTGGCAGTCCGCGCTGGGATTAGGTAGGACAGTCTCTCAGTTTCGTAGGTAAATGGGATACCTAATCTCCTGAGTTCTTCTGCTACCCCAACCTCAAGACCTGACCTATAGCCTTCTTTGATACCTCGGTATCTATGGTTAGAAGTCAAAGTTGTCTGCGTTTCCTGTTGGTGCGAATGGTTCATCGATTGCTGATGTGTCCACAGTGAACCCACCTTCCTCGATAGCATCAAAGCCTGACCCATTCATACCTTGGACTGCTTCAACTATCTGACAGGCAGTTAGCTGTATAGACACACCAGCCTGACCTGAGACTTTATAGACATTGAGGTAGCCTTTTAGTCTTAAACGACTGCCACCACCTAACCTTGGTTCTCTGCCCTCTGGCACTAATTGACCAGCTGTGTCATAGAATTTCGGTTGGTACTTAGACTGTAGTTTAAATGCTACTTCCCCAGTCTCTTCATCTACTTGATATGGAACTCTGTAATGAGCCTTCCCATGTTCCTCTTTAGCCGCATCCTCAATGATCTTTATCAAGGGCTTTGCCTCTTCTGGAGACAACAACAATTCTGACTTATACTTGCCCTCGCTATCGAAAGCTGTGTCAGGTTTGTTAAGGTGAGGGTACTTAGCCACACCTGTTGGTGTCTGGAAGTTTATCTTTTGTTTTTTAGCCATACTTTTGTCTTTCTAAAGTTAAAAAGGCCACCCCTAGATGACTAGAGATGGCCTTTTATGTTTGGGAGAAGAAGTCCCTAGTGTCTTAGGAGGAGGGAGTAGACCTAGGGGCTTCTGAAGGGTGACATAAGTATTAACTGAAGCAAAACTGGCTTTCTCTGATCAGCTGTAGGTCAAGGTTTCCCATTTGTGGAATTGGGTCTACATTAGCCTTTTCAAAGTCAAACGGATGATCCAGCTGTTGCCTGAGTTCTTCTTGCCACTTTAGCAACAGGTTTTCGGCTTCATACATCTCAATGTGGGCTTCACGCACCCCATAGTAGAGGTCTTCCACATCTCCTGATATTGCAAAGCTGTCGTGGATCATAAAGAAGTCTTCAGTCACCCCTGCATCTAAAAGTTTTACAATTGTCTTTGCCATGCCAGAGGCATCTAAAGAGTGTATCAGATTAGCCGCTACGCTGGCTGTATTCTTCCTGACATCCACTTTACCTGTGTCCATCGATAGAGAAACTTTAGACCTAGTCCTCTCGCCCACCGCTGTATCAAACAAGAATATCTTGGTCTCTACTCGGTCTCGCTTCAGGTAGTTGTGGAAGACCCTAAAGCCGCTGGGCGAAGTCCAGTTGACCAGCTTGTTTTGCTTGCTGAGTACATTGGTGCACGACTGTATCCACTTCATTGCTTCAGCGGCTTTTGGCAGAGTTTCCACAATGCTGTCGTAGCTGTGACCAGCAAGGTATCTAGCCGCAACTTTTCGCTCCTTGTTAGTCCTAGCAATCGGATGTTTCTCTAGCTCACCATAAGACACAGATCGTTGCAAAGGCTTCATCACGTCTTCCATGTATTGACCAGCCATACCAGCGACAACCGAAGAATACGGATAGGTCATGCAAGCCCTCTTCTGATTACCCCTTGTAATTCCATAGTCTAGCCAGATACGCGCCAGTTCTGCCTTGGTAATCTCATTTTTACCAAAGGCACTAGGGTCATCTAAATCGACCACAAGTCTCTCTGTGACCTTATCGGCAACTGTCTGATATAGGTCTGCCATTGTGTCTTGGGGGACTAGGTTTACCAAAGCCCCTTCCTCACTACGTGTCAAAAGACTGTAATGCTGGACGCCACTATTAGTCCCATCAAGTGAA